CAACCACCCACACGCGCTTTGATGCTATCGGCGTGCGTGAGGAGCTGTCGAACACCATCAGCAACATCTCGCCGATTGAGACGCCGTTCATGAGCAACGCGAAGATCGGCAAGGTCGCCAACACGCTGTTCGAGTTCCAGACGGACACGCTCGGTGCCGCGGTCTCGTCGAACGCGCAGCTCGAAGCCGACCAGATCTCCAGCTTCACCGCGGTCGTGCCGACCGTGCGTATGACCAACCACTGCCAGATTTCGCACAAGACCGGCTCGGTGTCCGGGACGGCCGAGGTCGTGAAGTCCGCCGGTGGCGCGAACGACAAGGCGTATGTCGCCGCGAAGATCAGCAAGGAACTCAAGCGCGACATGGAGACCATGCTGCTCGCGAACGTGGGCGCGAACGCGGGCAACACCACGACCGCTCGTCGGTCGGCGGGCCTGATGGCGTGGATCAAGACCAATACGGACCACGCGGCAGGCACCGCGCCGTCGTACACGACGCTCCCGAACGATGTGTGGACGGAGCCGACGCAGCGTGCGTTCACGGAAGTCATCACGAAGAACGTGCTCCAGAAGTGCTTCACCGAAGGGGCGGACACCTCGACCATCATGGTCGGCGCGTGGAACAAGCAGGCGTTCTCCAGCTTCTCGGGTATCGCCGAAGTGCACTACGCCGCCACCGGCAAGGGCCAGGTCGCCATCATCGGCGCGGCCGACACCTACCGCAGCGACTTCGGCCTTCTGTCGGTGGTGCCGAACCGCTTCCAGAAGCAGTCGGTGGCGATGTTCATCGACTGGGACATGGTGCAGGTGAACTACCTGCGGACGTTCCACACCGAAGACCTCGCCAAGCGTGGCGACTCGAAGGACTTCGTGATTCGTGCGGAGTACGGCCTCAAGGTCGCGAATGAGAAGGGTCTTGGCATCGCGGTCGGATTGGCGACCTCGTAAGCAAGAGTGGGATACGCCTGCGGGGCCAGAATCCTCTGGCCCCGTGGGTGTTCCCCCAATCGGATTCTATGGACGACAAGCGGCTGTTTGACCATGATGCGGCGTCGGGGACCACGGAGTATTTCTACGGTCACGGCGACGGCTCGTTCACGATTGAGACCGTGCAGGACGTGACGGAACTCATCGAGCGCAACAAGTATCGCTCGAACTGCGCCAACGGGAAGTGGGGTGAGATGTCGATGGTCGCCTCCTACCCGCTGACGATCCTCATGGACTTGGTGAGGCTGCACATCTTGGATAAAGGCTTCCGCGTCATCAACGAGCAAGGCTACAAGCGATGGCTGAACGATTCGGACAACGCGGTGTGGCGGACACGGCCGGGGAAGGTATGAGCCTCGTCACCGAGAGCGGCGCGTTGCAGCACAAGGTCATGGTGGCGGTGCCGAGTGGCACGATGGTACACGCCTCCTTTGCTCAAGACTTGGCGTTGCTGTTGAGTTACACCACCTACGTCAAGCCGGACATGGAGGTCACGTTGGCCTTCGTGAAGGGGACGTACCTGCCCCGCGCCCGCGCGTCGTTGGTGCAGTATGCCGAGGAACGAGGCTCGACGCACATCCTCTGGCTGGACGCGGATATGCGGTTCCCGAAGGATACGCTCTTGCGACTGCTCGACCACCACGTGTCCATCGTGGCCGCAAACTATCCGACCCGCCAGCCGCCGATCCTTCCGACCGTCGTGGACGTGGACCGGAACATGGTGTTCGCTGTCGAGGGGTTGCAGGAGGTGCAGTGGTGTGGGATGGGGGTGATGTTGACCGACATGGCGGTATTCCGCGCCATCGGCAAACCGTACTTCGCACTCGGCTACAGCCGGGTCGATGACGACTACAGTGGTGAGGACACCTTCTTCTGCGACCGCGCACGGAAGGAAGGGTTCCCCATCTTCATTGATGGCCCACTGTCTGAAGCAGTCTTGCATCTCGGGGAGTTCTCCTACGGGATGCCTCACGCACGCATGACACAAGAGGCCGCGCATGGCGCTAACAAACAGGACTGAGTTGCTGGCGGCCGTCGCGGATTGGCTCAACCGCACCGACCTCACTACGGTCATCCCCGATTTCGTGTCGCTCGCGGAAGCGGAGATGAAGCGTCGGCTGCGCCGGGCCACGGAATCGACGACCATCTACATCAGCGCCGGTAACATGAACGGCCCGAGCGATATGGCAGAGCCGATCAGCCTGTCGCTCTCCACGGCCAGTCCGGGGCGCGACATCCCGCTCAGGCTCGCCACGCCGGAGATGCTGGTCGAAGTCAGGGCACGGAAGGCCACCACGGGCCGTCCGACGCACTATGCGTTCTACGACGGCCAGCTCCAGTTCGCGCCCACGCCCGACCAGTCCTATGACGGCATCCTGCTCTACGCCCAACAGTTGACGCCGCTGACGGTCGCCAACCCGACCAACGCCGTGCTGACCGAAGCGCCGGACCTCTACCTCTACGGCGCGTTGCTCCAGGCGACCCCGTATGTCGAGCACGACGAGCGGATGGGCCTGTGGCAGTTCAAGTTCGATGATGCCATTGAGCAGTTGAACGAGATGCGGCAGCGCGAGTCCTACGGTGGTGGCCCGAAGGAGATGCGCCTCCCTGTTGTGTTCGGATGAACGATGCCTTGGTGGCATTGAAGCTCCCGCCGGGGATGCGGAACACCGGCACGGTCTACCAGTCCAAGGGCCGGTGGTACACGGGCAACTTCGTGCGGTTCTTTCAGGACACGATTCAGCCGATTGGCGGGTGGACGCTCCGCACGTTGACGGGGGCGACGATGGCCGGCACGCCGAACGCCGCGCTCGCGTGGACGCCGGATCGGGTGGGGACGGCGCAGGCTCCGGTGCTGGCGATTGGGACCACGACGGGCCTGTATGTGGTGTCGAGCACCAACGTCGTCTATGACATCACCCCCTCGGATGTGGTGTCCGCCGGCAACAATGCGAACCGCATTTGGTCCCTCGACGTGTTCGGCGCGTACCTGATTGCGACGGCGATGACCAAGGGGAACTACGCGACCAGCCTCGGCCCGTATCGGTGGGAGTGTGACACGGCGGTCGCGGCGGTCCTGATGGGTGGGGCACCGATTCGGCCGCAGGCGATTGTGACCACGCCCGAGCGGTTCGTGGCACAGCTGGGGGGCGTGGACCCGAACCCCGAGTTCGCCACGGTCCCGTCCAGCCGCACGGTCTTCTGGCCGTCGCAGGAATCGACGACCGATTGGACCCCGCTGGCGACGAACTCGGCGGGCAGTTTCAATCTGACCACGGAAGGCTCACTGGTGTGTGGTGTCCGCGTCCGTGGGAGCACGTTGCTGTTCACAACGATCGACCTGCACGCGATGAACTATATCGGGGCGCCGCTCTATTACAGCTTCGATCGCGTCGGGATGCACTGCGGGATCATTTCCGCCCATGCGGCCACGGTGACGGATACGGCGGTGTTCTGGATGGGGCAGCAACAGTTCTTCATGTTCGATGGGTTCGCCAAGCCGATTCCCTGCGACCTGCACGACTACGTGTTCGGGTCGTTCAATCGCGACTACGCGCATCTGGTATGGGCGTTGAGCAACCCCGCGTTCGGAGAGGTGACGTGGTGGTATCCCTCCGCGTCGTCCACGGTCCCCGACCGCTATGTGACGTACAACTACATGGAGAACCACTGGGTGCGCGGGGACCTGACGCGGACCTGTGGCGTCACGTCCATCCCGCCGAACGCGGTGCCGGTCCTGGTGAACGCCTCGCGGCAGATTTTCGACCACGAGACGGGCTTCACCCGGAACAGTGAGGGGACGCCGAGCGTGGAGAGCGGCCCGATGGAGATTGGCGACGGGGACCAACTGATGTCGATTCAGGGCTTGTTCCCGGACGACAAGACGGTGGGGGATGTGTCCCTGACGTTGTATACCGCACCCAACCCTGACACCGCCGAAACGACGCATGGTCCCTACACCTTGACGGCCCAAACGAGTCTCCGTGTGAAGGCGCGACAGGTGCGCGTGAAGCTGACCGAGGCCGTCGCGGTCGCGTGGCGGGTGGGCGTGCTCCGGTTCAGCGTGTCGCCGAGTGGCCGCCGATGACACTGATCTCGTCCCGTCCACCCGAACTGTACAACGCGCAAGACGAGCGCGTCTTCCGGCAGCGCCTCGCCCAAAAGCTGACCCAGCTCGAGCAGGGCGGGGCGGCGGGGGCCGTGGTGTTGTCGGTCGTGATGAGTTTCGCGCATGACGGGTCGCTCAAGGTGTCCGTGGTCGGGAACGACGCCGTGTTGTCCCTGAAGGCGGCCGTCAGCACGACGGCCTTCCCGACCACGGCCACGGTGGTCGCCGCGACCGCAACCAACGCCACGCGGGCGGACCTGTCGTTTGCGGGACCCTATGCCCTTGGGAACACGCTCTACCTGTCGGCGATGGGGTTCACGGCGATTGACGGGGCGGGGTCCGCGAGCGCGAAGTACGACGCGCAGGCGGCGGTGGCTGTGATTCAGCCCACGCTGTCCCTCGCCATTGAGCAGACGGCACAGTCGGGCGTCACGACGACCTTCACCCTGGTGGTGACAGATCCCTCGGCGGTGTTGTCCGGCAATGCGCTCGTGAGTGTGACGTGGAACGGGTTGACCGGACTGTACAACAACACCTTGGCCGCAGCGGTGGCGACCCCCTCCTCGTTCAACGCGACGCTGGGCGCAACCTACAGCTTCACCGCCACGCTCGATCCGGCGTTGATTACGGGCGCGTTCGCGAGATTCGTGGCGACCAAGGTTGGGGCGGCGTATGCGGGCACGGGCACGTGGTATGGGGTGGCCTCAGGGGTCGCGGCCTGGCTCAATCTGCGCGACGTGGTGGGCGAGACGACGGTCACGATCTATTGGGACGGCGCGCCGAGCGTCGAACGCAGCATCAACGGCGGCAGTTGGAGCACGCCGCCGGCGTCGCCGATCATCGTGACGCGCCCGGCGGCGGGTGGCGCGTCGGTGGCGCACACCTTTCGGACGGCGGTGGGCGATGTCGGGGGACCCGCTGGCGGCACCGTCCGCATCGATCCGCAGCTCGCCACGCCGCCCGCGGTGCCGGCGATCACGTCGGGCTATCTCGCGGACGGGTTTACGCCTGGCGACGGCGGCGGCGAGGTCGACATCGTGTTCGCCTGGGAGAATATGCCGGTTGGCGCGACGTTCACGATCACCGCCGTGTCCACCGCCGGTGCGCCGACGACGGCCGCCAGTGCGACCGCCTCGGGGATCACCGCCTCGCCCTACACGCTCGCGATGGCGCTCGGCACGGGGGCCGCGCTCGACGTGACGATCACCGCGTACACGAGCGGTGCGGTGTTTATCACCGATTTCGAGTTCGGCTCCGTGGTGCCGGTCTGATGTTCGGCGCCCAGTATTTCGGCCAAGTGGCCCCCGCGATGGTCCCCGAAGTGCCGAGGGTCGGCACGGGTGGTGGGTGGAGGGGTGCCCCCGTGACGCCGATGCCCGGCAGTCGATTCACCGGCGCGATGCGCCCGAGCAAGCGGCCGAGCGGCATGAAGCGCCCGCCGTGGGTCTCCTACACAGAGGACATGGATGGATAGACACAAGAACTTTGCGTACTCGGCCGTGACCACTCCGCCGACCGGCACGAGCGGAACGAGCGTGGCGGTGTCGGCGGGACAGGGGGCGCTGTTCCCTGCGGCCCCGTTCAATGCGACCATCTGGCCCGCTGGGGTCCAGCCGTTGTCGTCGAACGCGGAGATTGTGCGCGTGACGGCGGTTGTGTCAGACACCTTCACCATTACCCGTGCCGAGGAATCAACCACGGCGCGGACGTGGACGGCGGGCGCACAGATTGCGGCGATGATCACGAATCGGACGCTGACCGACGTGGAGTACGGGGCGCACGGGATGATCAACGTGAAGGACCCGATCTACGGCGCGGTGGGTGATGGCGTGACGGACGACACGGCGGCGATTCAAGCGGCGCTGGACGCGGCGAGTGCGGCGGG